GTTTGCCAAGTTCAAGCCAGTGAATATGTGGTTCAGCTATCCAGTACACGCGCTTGATGAAACGGGCGTGCTGGAGGATATTAAACTTGAGGATACGAACGCTAAAAATTCGCCTTGGAAGAAAAATTTTGAGAAGAAAGAAACCAAAGGGGACAAAGCCAAGAAAGTTGAGACTGCAATCGGAATCCTTAATGATGGTATCGAACCAGTGACCCTCGAAAGTTTGGTAGATTATTTTTCTACTGAAGAGAAGCCAGTAAGTGAAAAAACAGTCCGCAGGTGGATAAAAAACAATGGAAAGTTTGAAATTATAAACAAGGAAATTGTGCCGAAAAACTCAAATGTAGATGAATAGGGACAAGGACATATCGAAGGACACATCGAAAGACATATCGAGGGACATTATTCGATTTGTCCTTAGGGACACAGGGACATTATTCGATTTGTCCTTATGTCCCTAGGATGTAAAAAACGAGGGACATATCGAATATTTTATCGAAATGTCCGAGGGACAAAACCAGGGACAGAATCTCTCCTCCTCCGGAGAGAGAGATTTAGGAAAATGTCCCTGAAGGTCCATGGGTACAGGTACAGGAACAAGGGGGCTATGCATCCGCCCCTTGTAACCCTGTAACCCTGTCCCCTGACATGGACTAAAAGCGAAATTTAAAAAAGAAAAGGAGTACATTTATAAAAATGTCTATTGAATTCTTTTTACCGATGCAAAAAATTCCGACAACGACTCACCAACAAAAAAAGGTAAATGCTAGATTTGGTAAGCCAATATTTTATGAGCCAGAGGATCTGAAAAATGCCAGAGCAAAATTTGAGAGCTTGCTTGCGCAGTATGTGCCTCCTGATAAATTTAAAGGAGCTGTTCGACTGACAGTCAAGTGGTGCTTCCCTCGTATCAAGAAAAGCTACGATGGCCAGTACAAGACCACAAAGCCAGATACAGATAATCTCCAGAAATTGCTCAAGGATTGCATGACGAAACTTGGATACTGGCAAGATGATGCTCAAGTGGCCAGCGAGATTGTCGAAAAGTTCTGGGCTGATACAGTCGGAATCTATATCAAGATTGAGGAATTGCCATGAGAATTGACTACATTGATTTCTTTAGCAGGGTCATTCCGGAATGGATGGCGCGCAGCAATCAGAAGAGCCAAGAGGTTGGTTTTGGTTCGGATGCCTATTGGCTGTGGGCAGTGTCGTCGATTAGCGAAATTTGTAAACAATACAATGATGATGAGCTGGTGACGGAGCAGTTCAGCCTGCTCTTTAACTGGCTTGAGAAACAAGCAGGAGGAGTTGGAAAATGAAAGAAAAAACATATGAAGAGGTTTTGGATGAAATGATTAGCGATAAGATCAATAATCCAAATCACTATCAGGGTGCATTTGGCCTTGAGGCAATTGATGTTGTCCGTAATTTCGCAGGAAACTTGACAGCTGTTCAAGGATTTTATTGGGGGAATGCAATCAAGTATATGCTTCGCTTCCAGAAGAAGAACGGTCTCGAAGACCTGAAGAAAGCACGCAAGAACCTTGATTGGTTGATTGAGGAGAAAGATAATGGATTATGAAAAAACACTAACAAGAAAACAATGTGAGCGGTTTGCGTTTATGTTAAGACAAAAACGAAAAGATAACAAGCTTACTTTGAAAGAATTAGAAAATAAACTAGGATATCCAATTGCAACGATATCGAATTGGGAGCGTTTAAAAACAGCGCCTGATATGTATAATGTGGAAGATGTGGCTACTTATTTCAATCTTCCTATGGATGTTTTTCTAGGAGAGGGGTGATACATGACTAATGACGAAGAAAAAAATAGAGCGCTTGTCAGTCATACACCGCAGAGAAATTAATTGGCTAAAGTGGTATTTTTTAAGGGATAAGAAAAATCCTCAAAAAACAATCTTGGAGCAAAAGATTATAGTTTCTCATATCAAAAATGATAGGCTTGAAGCTAAGTTTTTAACCAATTTAAAAAAATCAACTGAAGATTTTATAGATGGGTCTGATCCTAAATATTTGCGGGCAATAAAAGAGGTTTATGTTTACGAGAATATGAATGTCATTGGAGCTTGTCAAAAAATCCTATTTTATAGTCCAACTCAAGCCTATGTATTACTTAATGCGTGGTTTAACGATTATTTTCGTGCGACTTACACAGAATTACTTAAAAATGCAATTTTAGATAAAGAACCGTAAAAAAACCAAAGCTTATGTATCTATAATCAAGATATATAAGCTTTTTTTGAAAGGAAAGATATGGACAATTTACAAATTGAGTATGTAGATATCAAGACCGTAAAGCCTTATTACAGAAACGCTAGACACAATGACGGAGAGGCAACAGAGAAAGTTGCTGCATCTATTAAATCCTTTGGTTTTCAACAGCCTATCCTAGTAGATGATGATAATGTCATCATTACAGGGCATACTAGGCTCAAGGCTGCTATTTCCCTTGGGATTGACACAATACCTATTGCTCACGCTGTAAACCTAACAGAAGAGCAAATAAAGGCTTACAGACTAGCAGATAATCGAGTCGCTGAATATTCAACATGGGATGCAGAGCTTTTGAATGTAGAATTAGGTGAGTTTGAAACAATAGATATGAGCCAATTCGGGTTTGACTTATCTGTAACAGGTTTAGATTTTGGTACAGATCAAGAACAAGAGGCATCTGACATCGAGGAAGAAGATGCAGAGGACTTTCATAGAGACACAACCATAAACCAGTACAATCTTTTTCATTATGATGAAAGTAGAGTAGAGGGGCTTTATAACATGCCTACACTTGAGGGAGTGGATTATATACCTAACCAATTTCAGGGCTTTAACTATATTTTAAATAAACCAGATCATAGTTCATGCGTGCATTTTTTCCTGGATGATTACCAGTTTGAACGCATTTGGCAAAGACCGGATTTTTATATTGAGAAATTGCTTGAATTTGATTGTGCTTTAACTCCAGATTTTAGCTTATATCTTGATATGCCTATTGCTATGCAGGTATGGAATATTTACAGATCACGCTTAATAGGTCAAATTATGCAAGATTACGGGATGACGGTTATCCCAACAGTATCTTGGTCAACTGAGGAAAGTTTTGCTTTTTGTTTTGATGGTCTGCCTAAGGATGCAACGCTAGCAATCAGTACAATAGGCGTTAAGCAAAACAAAGAGCAGTTGAAAATTTGGGAAGAGGGTGTAACAGAAATGATAAATCGTCTCAACCCCAAAAGAATTGTAGTATATGGCGGAAAATTGGAATACGATTATAAAGATATAGAGGTTGTCTATTTTGAAAATGCAACTACGGAAAGGATGAAAAACAATGGGCGGTAGAGGAGCAAAAATCAGAAGTAATAAGGTTGATAGAATTGCAGTAAAAATGGCAGATGGATCTATTCGTCAATATCAACGCATAGGAAAAGATGGTATAGCAACATGGCATAATTATGGGCTTCCAGAACATCATGAAGGAGCATCATTTTCAAAAGCTTTGGAAAATGCTAGAAAAAACGGAACGCTTGTCAAAGAATTGAATAAAGCTCAGACTCGTAAAATAGACAAGAAAAACCAAAAAGATATCAAGGATTGGCGAGCAGAAGTAGAAAGAAGAAAAAACTCATGGGCATTATTAGGGACAGGAACACTAAATAGGCATGGGAAACAAGTCAAACATAGAGCTCTGGCAGGGAAAGAAGATTTCTTGATTTCATTTAATGAATGGAAACAACAAAATGGGAGGTAGACCATGGGTGGACGTGGAGCGAGCTCTGGTAGGAGCGATAAAGGCAAAAAGTACGGTACAGAATATAAAACTATACATGAAGTAGGGAATATCAAGTTTGTTGTTCAAAACGAGCAGGGCTCACAAAAAGCACCAATGGAAACTATGACTAAAGGTAGAGTATATGTGTTCATCGACAAGAACAAAAACGCACCCAAGAGTATTGTTTATTTTGATGCAAAAAATAAGCGTAATAAGCAAATTGACTTAGATCATGTGCACAAAGGCATGAAACCACATACTCATCATGGCTATAATCATGCAGAATATGAGAAAAGTAAAAAGGGTGCATCCAATTTGACACCAAAAGAGCGTAAACTTGTTGAAAAAGTCGAAAAAGAGTGGTATAATCACACTAAGAAACGTAGGGAGTAGTATATAGGGATTACGCCTTGATGGAGGAGATTCCGGTTCGAATCCGGGCTACTACGTTACATCTTAGCTCCTTAATTGGGGCTTTTTTTGTTATCTAAATTACAAACAGCGTAAAACATCCCCTTTTTTAACATATACAATGAAATCATAAGCATAAAAAGCTTGTGATTTTTTTGTTTGAAAGGAGGGTGAAAATTGCCTAGAGATGGAACTAAAAATTTAACTCCTATGAACAAACGAAGTTTGGAGGAACAGAAAGAACTCCAAAGAAAAGGAGGTAAAGCATCTGGCATAGCAAGAAGAAAAAAAGCCGACCTAAAAAAAGCATTTGAAACCCTCTTATCTTTGGATGTGACAGATAGTAAAATCAAGAAACAACTTGAAGAAATGGGCATGGCTGGCAACAACGAGGCTTTGCTAGCCTTTGCTACATTCCAGCAGGCTGTAAAGGGCAATCAGAAAGCAACTGAAAACATAATCAAGCTGACAAATACCAAAGATAGGTATGACATACAGGAGCAGAAAGAGCGTATTCGAGCACTCAAGCATGATAATAGAGAACGTGAAGAGGCTGGAAAAGGTTCTGGTGAAACAATCCATATTGTCGATGAGTGGATGGATGAAGTAGAGGGGGCGACAGATGACCTTTAAAGTGCAAGAGAATGTTAACCCTCATTTCAAATCTGTTTGGATTTCTAATTCGCCTTACAATGTTTTGAAAGGCGGGCGTAACTCTTTTAAATCATCGGTTATTGTACTCAAACTAGCGTATATGATGATAAGGTATATTATCGCTGGAGAGGTAGCTAATATTGTTGTTATCCGTAAGGTGGCCAATACTATCCGAGACAGTGTTTTTAATAAGGTTTGGTGGGCATTAAATCTTTTTGGTATAGCTGAGCACTTCACAAAAACAGTCAGCCCTTTTAAAATCGTACACAAAAGGACAGGCTCAACATTTTATTTCTATGGTCAAGATGATTTTCAAAAGCTCAAGTCAAATGATATTGGTAACATTATAGCGGTTTGGTATGAAGAGGCTGCTGAATTTAATGATCAAGAGGACTTCGACCAGTCAAACGTGACCTTTATGAGACAGAAACACCCAAGGGCTAAGTTTGTACAATTCTTTTGGAGTTATAACCCGCCCCGCAATCCGTATAGTTGGATCAATGAGTGGTTTGAAAGTATCAAGACAAACAAAAATTATCTTGCTCACTCAAGTACTTACCTAGATGATAAGCTCGGCTTTGTTACTGAGCAAATGCTAGAGGATATAGAGCGGATAAAAGAAAACGACTACGACTATTACAGATACTTATATTTAGGTGAGGCAGTCGGTTTAGGTAACAACGTTTATAATATGAGCACCTTTCACCCTATTGAGGCTATACCAAGCGATGACAGACTTATTGGTATATCATTTGCGCTGGACGGTGGGCATCAACAATCAGCAACCGCTTGTTGTGCTTTTGGTATCACAGCCAAAGGTAAGGTTATTTTACTTGATACCTGGTATTATTCACCAGCTGGGCAAGTAAATAAAAAAGCACCTAGTCAGCTATCCAAAGAGATATACGAGTATATGGAGGGAGTTATAGCTAAGTATCGAGTCCAAGCCTTACAGTACACAATAGATAGTGCTGAGGGTGCGCTAAGAAACCAGATGTTCTTAGATTATGGTTTGAGATGGCATCCAGTCGCTAAGTTGAAAAAAGTAACAATGATTGATAGTTTTCAGTCTTTACTTGCTCAAGGGCGTTTTTATTACCTGGACACAGAGAATAACAAGATATTTATTGAAGAACATAAAATGTACCGATGGGATGAAAAGACGATAAGGTCAGACAATCCTAGCGTAATTAAAGAAGATGACCATACATGCGACACCTCACAATATTTTGTCTTAGACAATGCGAAATTGTTAGGTTTGCGAGTGGGTAACACTTAGAGGAGGGGCAATCATGAACCTATATCAGAAAGTTAAGGATTTTTTCAATCGAGGGAGGTATAACATGGAAACATCAAATCTAAACAGCATCTTGGAGCACCCAAAGGTAGCTGTAACACAAGCTGAGTATGACCGTATTTTAAGAAACCTTGTATATTATCAATCGCGCTGGGATGATGTCGAGTACATCAATACGGATGGCGATATTAAAACAAGGAAGATGCAACACTTGCCGATAGCAAGAACGGCATCCAAGAAGATTGCTAGCCTTGTATATAACGAGCAAGCGACTATTACAACTGAAGACGAAGTCTTACAGAAGTTTTTGGACGACATGCTGACCAATGACCGCTTTAACAAGAATTTTGAGCGATACCTTGAAAGTTGTTTAGCACTTGGTGGTCTAGCTATGCGACCTTATGTTGACGGGGATAAGATACGAGTGGCATTTATTCAAGCGCCCGTATTTTTGCCATTAGAGAGCAATACTCAAGATGTCTCAAATGCTGCTATCTTGACTAAAACAATCAAATCAGAGGGTAAAAAGAACGTATATTACACGCTTGTAGAGTTTCACGAATGGATCACAAAAGACGGGCAAGAAACAGGTAGCACAAAAGATAAAAGCCTATACCGTATCACAAACGAGCTATACAAGTCAAACCAAGATGGTATTTTAGGGCAGAGAGTGAACCTATACGAACTAGACAAGTATGCAACGCTTGAGCCCGTTACTATCGTCAAAGACCTATCACGCCCGCTATTTACATATCTTAAAACACCCGGCATGAACAATAAAGATATAAACAGCCCTCTAGGTTTGTCTATCTTTGATAATGCTAAGACCACTATTGATTTTATCAATCGTACGTATGATGAATTTATGTGGGAAGTTAAGATGGGACAGCGCCGGGTATTAGTTCCTGAACAGTTGGCACAATTAAAAGTGAGACGAGAAGATGGTACTATTGATTTTAAACGGCGTTTTGATGTGGAGCAAAATGTTTATATGCAGATCGGAACAGGTAACATGGATAGCGGAGGGATCACTGATTTAACAAGTCCTATACGAGCAAGTGATTATATCAGTGCTATTTCAGAGGGGCTTAAACTATTTGAAATGCAAATAGGTGTATCTAGTGGCATGTTCACTTTTGATGGGCAAGGAGTAAGAACAGCAACTGAGATTGTCAGTGAGAACTCAGATACTTACCAGATGAGAAATAGCATTGTAGCACTTGTCGAGCAATCAATCAAAGAACTTTGTGTTTCTATGTGTGAGTTAGGCAAAGTCGTGGGACTATATCAAGGTAAGATACCAGAATTAAATGATATTTCTGTAAACCTCGATGATGGAGTATTCACAGATAGGCATGCAGAGCTTGATTACTGGATGAAGATGGTAGCAGCAGGTTTTGCAACTCAAAAGAGAGGCATTGCTAAGACTCTCAACCTTACAGATGAGGAGGCTGAGAAAGAGCTTGCTGAAATCAATAGCTCATTGCCTATTGAGAATGATGCTGAACTTGCTATCTATGGCAGAAAATCAGAAGTCAAAGAGGATGAAGAAGATAGCGAGGCTTGATTATGGGCAATAAAAAGAAACAACTCACAATCAATGACCAACAGTTTTCTTTACAAATGCAAGGTGTGACCGATATATACGCTAAAATGCAAATTGATCTCTTTGACAGAATGATAAAACGCTTGAAAGAGCGTGGTAGTGTTGACTTAATGAGAAATCCGTATATCTGGCAGTTAGAAAAACTGAACGATATGCATTTACTTAACGAGGAAAATTTAAAGCTTATATCAGAGCGTACAAACATAGCCGAGCGCCTTTTGCGAGATGTTATAGAAAATGAGGGTCTGAAAGTCTATCAAGATACAAAAGAACAACTTGAGGAGGATTTAAACCAGCCTAAGAGTGGTCATGTCAAGAATGGAGTTACTGACAGTTTAGAAGCTTATACAAGGCAAGCAGTGAGTGATTTAAACCTTATCAATACAACCTTACCAGAGAGCTTACAAGCCGTGTATAAGTCGGTTGTCGAAGAAACAGTCGCTCAAGTGGTATCTGGAACGAAAACAAGCGACAAAGCCTTACATGATACTATTATGGGCTGGCAGAAACGAGGCTTTACTGGCTTTGTGGACAAAGGAGGGAGAGAATGGCGAGCTGATGCTTACGCTAGAGCAATCATCAAGACGACAACGTATAGAGTCTATAATGAAATGCGTATCACGCCTGCTGAGGAGCTAGGTATAGATACCTTTTATTATTCCATGAAAGCAACGGCAAGACCAGCCTGCAGCCCCTTACAAGGGCAGATAGTAACCAAAGGGCAAGCTAGAGAAGAAAATGGCATCACAGTCTATTCTTTGCTTGATTATGGTTATGGAACGGCTGGAGGATGTCTGGGCATTCATTGTGGGCATTACCTAACTCCTTTTGTCATTGGAGTCAACGAGTTACCAAACCTACCAAGCTATCTGAAAGACTTGACACCAGAGCAAGCTGAAGATAATGCACGGCTAGAAGCTAAACAAAGAAGTTTAGAGCGTATTATCAAGCATCACAAAGAGCGGTTGCATTATGCCAAAACCATGCAAGATGACAAGATGATTGAGGCTGAACGGTTGAAAGTGAGAGCATACCAAGTAAAAATCAATACACTTGTCTTACAACACGATTTTCTGCATCGAGATTATAGACGGGAAAAGCTTTATTAAGAAAGAGAGGGTTTGCTGATAGCAAGCCCTTTTTTTGTGCCTAAAACCGTAAAAAATCCCATTCCATCCAAAGTAAACTGAAATAGTAAATAATATTTTGCTTGAGGTGGGAGTTGTCCACCTAAAAAAGAACTAGGAGGGTACAAATGGCATTTACAACTGAAGAACTACTCAATCTTGGATTGACAGAGGAACAGGCTAAATCAGTCTTTGCCTTGCGAGGAAAAGAGCTCAACGAGGACAAATCAGCCTTAGAAACTATCACACAAGAGCGAGATAGTCTGAAAGACCAGTTGCAAAACGCAAAGTCTCAACTTGCCGAAATGCAATCAGATGCAAATACAAGCGAAGAAACGAAAAAAGCGCTTGCCTCTTTGCAATCTGAATATGACAAGTACAAGGAACAGGCCGATGCAGAAATTGCACAAATCAAAAAGGTTAGTGCTATCACTCTAGCTTTGAAAGATACCAACGCTTACAATCCGGATAAGTTGATGAAATTCATTGATGTCGATGCTATCGAACTTGACAATGACGGTAAGCCTCAACTATCAGCAGTCATTGATGGCTTGAAAGAAAGTGATCCGTATCTTTTCAAACAGGAAGATGAAAAGCCTAGTCCTACATTTTTACCGTCTGGCAATCCACAAGCTAGCGGTACAGATAATAATGACCCATTCCAAGCAATTATTGATGGATATGGGAAATAACAGAAAGGAGATTACAAATGCCAAGTAATCAAAACAACGCAGTGCGTCGCTATGAACAACAATATGCGGGGATTCTAAACACAGTTTTTGGAGTGCGTGCAGCCTTTACGGGGGCTTTGTCGCCAATTCAGATTTTGGATGGCGTACAAGAAAATGAAACAGCATTCTCAGTTAAAACAAACAATACTCCAGTCGTAATCGGAGAGTACAAAACAGGCGCAAACGATGGGGACTTTGGCGATAATACAGGCGCTGAGTCACGCTTTGGGGAGTTGAAAGAAATCAAGTACAGCAATACTAAGGTTGACTATGATTACACGCTCACTATCCACGAAGGGTTTGACCGTTACACAGTAAACAATGATCTTAAAGCTGCAATCGCCGATCGCTTGAAACTCCAATCCGAGGCGCAAACACGAACCATCAACAAACGTATTGGTGAGTACATGTCAGACAACGCTGGCCAAACTGAGGCACTTGCTGACTTTTCAGAAGATAAGCTAAAAGCTTTGTTTAACAAGGTATCAGCTTATTACACAAACAATGAAGTAACTGCACCAGTTACAGTGTATCTCCGAGCTGAGCTATACAATGCCATTGTTGATATGGCCTCAGTAACATCAGCTAAAGGCTCAAGCATCTCACTAGATGAGAATGGTTTGCCAAAATACAAAGGTTTTACTTTGATTGAAACACCAGCACAATACTTTAAAACAGGGGTTATCGCTATCTTCTCTCCAGATGGAATCATTATCCCGTTTGTAGGTATCTCAACTGCTCGTGCTATCGAGGCCGAAAACTTTGATGGCGTGAAACTGCAAGCTGCTGCTAAAGGTGGAACATACGTCTTGGATGACAACAAGAAAGCGATTTACAAAGTCACAGGAACTATTGTATAGGAGGTGAAAAATGGCGCTTTATCGGGCAACAAAAAATCTTTTCTTTGAACAGCTCAAAAAAGACGTGATCGTTGATGAAATTATTGAACTTGACGAAGATTACGCCAAAGAAGTCAACAAGAAACTAAAAAACGCTTTTCCAGATGTGAAAAATGTTTTGGAACTTGTTGACAAAAATGGAACGCTAGAACCGGAAACGGATGCCCCATCAGTAGATGATGCATCTCAGGAAACTGTTGAAGATTAAATAAGGGGTGGCAACACCCTTTATTTTTAAGGGAGGTTTACATGACTTATTTATCACAAGATGAATTTGCTAGGCTAGGCTTTGACAAGGTTGAAAACTTTGAAAAACTAGCTAAAAGAGCTGAAATAGCTATCAATCTCTATACTCAAGGCTTTTATCAAAAAGGTATTGACTTTGAAAAAGAGATTAAGTATCGAAAAGATGCAGTTAAGCTAGCTATGGCCTTTCAAATCGCCTACCTTGATGCCTCGGGCATCATGACAGCAGATGATAAGCAACTAGCAGGTAATGTATCTATCGGACGTACCTCTATATCGTATAAAAACGGACAGAAAAGCTCAGCTGGAGAGCAATACAATCTATGTTTGGATGCTGAAAATGCTTTGAAACAAGCTGGTTTTTCTCTAATTGTAGGGGTTGACTATGATCGATAAACGGCTATTGAAAGACAAGATAACTGTCAAAAAGGTAACAGATAAGAATGATTTTGGAGATGAAACATATTCAGAGCCTATCACGGTTGAATCAGTGAGGTTTGACCGTTCTATATCTGTTTCAGGAAGTCGTGGCAAATATACCAATTCTAAGATGCGTCAAAATGCTGGCGTTATCTATATCTATCCTAGTGTTTCTAATGTCACAGTTGATGATAGCTGGCTTGAGGCTGTTGTAAGTGATGGAGAGCGTGATTATACTATCACAGGCTATCAACCAAACTTTGTCAACGGCAAGGCCTTTAGTTTTGAAATAGAGGTGATCTAAAATGAGCATTTCTATCAAAGTTGACTTGAAGGACATAAAAGCAAAGCTATCAGATGAGGCATTGGCAAGGGGTAGGGTAGAGGTTGCTAGTCAAATCTTACTTGATAATGAAGAGTATATACCGTTAAGAGGTGGAGAGCTGAGAGCATCGGGTTACATCGAGGGACAAGGTGTTGCTGTTGTCTATAATACGGTTTATGCAAGAGCTCAATTCTACGGTACAAATGGGATTGTAACGTTTAGAAATTATACAACGCCTGGAACTGGCAAGAGATGGGATGAGAAAGCGATAGAATACCATTCTGAAGAATGGGGTAAAGCATTCTTGAAAGGTATGGGATTGAGATGAGAGAAAACGATTTTCAAAAGGTTCTTTTAGATCACATTAAAACCTTGAATTTTTCATTACAACCACGCCTTGACTATTTTGAAGATGACAAAGATGACTTAGTGATCAATCAAATCCCAGGTGGCAAGGTTGATAGAGAGTACATGGACGGTACACAAGAAATTTCTTTACCGTTTGAGATAGCTGTTAAGGCTAGAAAGAACACTCTAGCAAATGAAACTATATGGGCAGTGACAAATGAGTTATCAAGGTTTGACTTAAAGCTACCAAGTTCAGATGGTTCTTACGAGTATCTAGGTATGGATGTAAGCCGTCCAGCATCTAAAGGTAAGGACAATAGAGGCTTTTACTATTACACAATAGAAATAGTGGCAAAAATTGTAATTGAAAGGAACGAAGAACAATGACAAGACAAAAAAACGCCCTCCGTGGTCACTATGTAGCTCCGTACAATAACGGAACAGAACCAACAGAGGATAAATGGGTTGAACTTGCTAAATGGATTTCAGATGTATCAGATGATTCAGACGAAAAAACAGAGGACCAAGCCTTTTATGACGGGGATGGTACTGAAGAAACAACAGTAGTGAGCGTTAAAGGCGCTTATACGTTTGAGGGTACATACGACCCAGAAGATAAAGCACAAGCTCTTATTGCAGGCATGAAATACAAGACAGGCGATGACCGTAAGCTATGGCACAAGGTTGTTTCGTCTGACAAGAAAAAGCAATGGGTAGGAGTTGCAACAGCAACAGACATCAAAGCAGGCTCAGGCGCTGCTGCTGACTTCGAGGCATTCGGATGTAAGATTTCTTATAACTCAACGCCTAAAGAGTCAGGTATTGGATAATAGCTTTTTAAAGGGCGGGCATTAAAGCCTTGCCCTTTTTTAAAAAAGATAAAGGAGTAAAAAGATGACAGGAATTAAAATCGAGTTAAAACGTACAGGTTTTCCCGTAACGATTGGAGAAGTTGAACTATGGTTTAACACTAGCCAAGAGAGCCTATTGCGATTCTTTGACCTAGAAGAAGAGATTCAGCGCCGTTTGGTTCAATATGAGTTGGAAGTAGTGACATCAAACCTAGACAACACTATTCAACGCGATGGTGTAACAAAAGATGTAGCCGATGGAGCGATTGACCTTGAGAAGAAAAAGCTAGAAATTCAATACGACATCATTTTTGGAGATGGTACGTTTGACAAGCTTTACTCAGTATATCCAGACTATATCGCCTTAGAAAATGCACTAGAGCAAGCCTCTATCCTTATGTACAAGAAACTTGAGGAACACGCTGAACAGCACAAGCAGATTGTAAAAGAGCGTGTTGATCATTACATGAACAAGGATAAAGCTACTCCTATCAATCATAACAAGAAAGCTAAGAAGAAAAACAAAAAGAAATAAGGTGTAATCATGAAATTAAATGATGCGCTGGTTAATTGTTTTGAATTGAAAGGGAAAGAATACAGTATAGACCTATCTTTTAACAAGGTTCTTGATGTCTTTGAGATTTTAAAAGAAGAAGAGCTTACCATGCTTGAAAAAGCTTACTTAATTGTCCGTTTTATGACAGGCGAGGGACTGGAAGATATGGATGAAATTGTTGATTGTTGGGTGTATATCAAGGAAAACTTTCTTGAGTTAAAAAAAGAAATGGTTCAGTATGACTTACTAGGCAATCCAATGCCTCAAGCAGTCGAAGAAGAAGAACATGAACGGCTTATAGACTTTGAATTAGATGCTGAGTACATTTACGCTAGCTTTTTACAAGCTTACGGCATCAATTTGTTCAAGGTACAGAATAAGCTTACCTGGATTGAATTCAAGGCGCTTTTGAATGCTTTGCCAGAGAATACAATCATGCAACAAATCATCCAGATTAGAGCGTGGAAACCAGAGGATGGTGGAGATAAGAACAAGATGCGCAAATTACAAGCAAAATACAGATTAGGAGAGGAGGTGGAGTAAATGGCAGATGGAAAAGTTACCATCGTTGTAGACGTGGATGGTAATAAAGTTAAGGTTCTTAATGATGAACTAGATAAAGTCAGCAAAAAAGGCGATGCAGGGAGCAAGTCGCTAGGTAAATTCGCAATTGCTGGGGGAACTTTCAAGCTTGCATCTATGGCAGTTGACCTCTTGACACAATCGCTAGGAAGTGCTATCCAGCGGTTTGATACCCTTGAAAGCTATCCACGAGTGATGAAAGCGATGGGACACAGTACCGAGGATGTAACACGCTCAACTAAAAAGCTTGCTAATGGGATTGAGGGCTTGCCTACAACCTTGAATGAGGTAGTGGGAACGGCTCAACGCTTGACATCTATCACAGGGGACATCAATAGATCAACAGACTTAACACTGGCACTTAATAACGCTTTTCTGGCTTCAGGTTCATCTAGTATGGATGCAAGCCGTGGATTGCAACAATTTACTCAAATGTTATCAGCTGGCAAGGTAGATATGCAAAGTTGGAAAACGTTGCAAGAAACCATGCCTTATGCTTTGCAAAAGACAGCTGAGTCTTTCGGTTTTGCAGGGCAATCAGCCCAAAATGATTTCTATACTGCTCTAAAAGAGGGAAAAATCACGTTTGACCAATTTTCAAAGAAATTAGTCGAGTTAAATGGTGGGGTTGGTGGTTTTGCTGAACTTGCAAAATCAAACAGCAAAGGAATCCAGACATCTTTTGGGAACTTAAAAAATGCAATTGTCAAAGGTGTTGCTAACACTATCAAGGCACTTGACGACTTGACACAAGCAGCAACAGGCAAGAGTATTGCTGAAAACTTTGATGCTTTGAAAGTCCTTATCAATGCTGCTTTTAGCGTGATTGTGAAAATCATTAAAGCAAGCACGCCGATCTTTAAGTTGCTTTTCTCAGTTTTAAAAGCAGGTGTTACAGCTATCAAGTCCCTAGTTCCAGCGATTATCAGCCTTACTTCTGCAATCGTGGCCATGCGTGTTGCAAATGAGGCTATTACCTTAACAAAGAGCTTAATTTCAGCATGGCAAACATTTCAAACAACAGCAAGCGCAGCGGTTCAAGTTATCAATTTGATGACCGCAGCACAAGCGACATGTGGAACAGTTACTAAGGCACAAATGGTTGCTAACCTAGCAAATAATGGAGCATTGACTGCATCTACTCTATTTTATGGATTGCTGACAGGCGCTATCAGTTTGCATACTGCTGCAACTATTGCTGCAACTGCTGCTACTACTGCATTGAATACTGTTTTAACTGCTTTGACTGGCCCTATTGGCTGGGTTATTGCTGGTATTGGAGCCTTAATTGGACTAGGTGTAGCCCTCTATCAATGGCTAACTGCTGAAAGTGAAGAGACTAAAAAGCTCAAAGAGGAACAAGATGGGCTTGTAAAAAGTACAGATGAACTGATTGATTCGGTCAAACAAGGAGCAAAAGAGCGCCAAAAGAACATCGAGGCGGTCAAGGGGAACAGTGATGCTTACCAAAAACTAGCGGATGAAGTTGTTCAACTTGCACAAAAAACAAACAAGACAGCAGCAGAAAAGAAAAACCTCAAGAAAAAGATTGATGCTTTGAATGCCTCTGTTAGTGGGTTGAATCTAGTTTATGACAAAAATACTGATTCTTTGTCTCATAACAGCGACCAAATCAAAGCTAGAATCTCAGCGATGGAGGCAGAATCGACATGGGAAACCTCCCAAAAGAATCTGTTAGAGATTGAGCAGAAACGTGCTGAAATTGGCGAACAAATGAAATTGATTGCGGAACAACGCAAAAAATGGAATGAAGAAGCTAATGTTAGTGATAGCGCTAGAAAAGAAAAGCTTCAAGAACTAAATGACAAGGAAACAGAGCTTAAAAATATTCAAACAGAGTTGCAAACTGAGTACGAAAAAACGTCTCAAGTTCAACAGGCGGCATCTGAAGCAATGGCAAGTGCAACTGAAAACGGCGCTAACAGGCAAATTATCTCTTATGAGTCAATGTCTAAGGCTCAACAAAAAGCTATTGATGACATGAGAGCCAAGTATAATGACTTGTTGGAGACTGCTACAAACATGTTTGAGCAAATTCAAATGAAGTCAGCAATTAGTGTTGATGAGATGATTGCAAACCTTGAGAAGAACCAACAAGCGATGACTACATGGGCGGATAATATGAATATCCTTGCTAGTCGTGGGGTTGATGAGGGTATCTTGAACAAACTCCGAGAGATGGGGCCTCAAGGTGGGTTATATGTTCAAGAGCTTGTGAACGCCTCGGATGAAAAGCTTTCGTCATTGAACGAGGTATTTTCTAAGGGTGGAGAAACAGCTATGAATGGTTTAACCGCTGGAATGGACACAGGTGCTCTAGGTATCACAGATAAGATTAAGGCAATAGTTCAAGCACAATCATCAAGCTTACAAGCTGAGATTGCAGCAGCTGATTTCCCTGGAAAAGGGGAAAATATCCCAGAAGGTGTTGGTGATGGTATTAAAGCTGGAGCTGAAAAAGCAAGTGAAGCTTCTAAAAATATGGCTACCAAGATAAAAGAGACGTTTCAGAATGAAATGGACATCCACAGTCCATCTAGGGTATTTAATGAATACGGTGGTCATATTACAACAGGTCTAGCTCAAGGGGTAGATTCTGGCGCAGGGCAACCCGTAGCATCCGTCACTAACCTTTCAAATCGTCTTAAAACGCCATTTTACAGCCTTAATAGTGAGTTTTACACTATCGGGCAGTTTGCTATGGCAGGGCTCAATGTCGGTCTTTGGAGCGGTTCTGGCTCAGTTATGGCAACGGCACAAAGCATTGCTGATCGTGTAAAATCAACAATCAAAAGCGCTCTTGATATTCACAGTCCATCTCGTGTTATGCGTGATGAAATCGGACGTTTTATCCCTCAGGGTATCGCAGTAGGTATTGACAAGGACGCAGGTGTAGTAGAACGCTCAATGGCACGCTTAAAAGAAAGTATGCTATTTGATGCAAGGCCTGAAGTCGCTCTAGGATTGAATAAAGAGCTAGGCGCTCAAGTATCAGTCAAGCAAACGAGCAAACAGACTATTGCGGAGAAAATCAAGGTCACAATGGAGAAATCTAGTGAATTGCTTGAAAAGGCGCTAGATGTAGCAGAAACGGCTGTAAATCGTCCAGCATTCATGTATCTTGATGATGGCACTCTAGTAGCTAAAACAAGCGACAAGTACGCTAGACAACAAACCGAGCAAACAAGACGAGATAACAGAATGAGGGGTATTTTAACATGACGAAGTTAATGACCTTTAACGGCGTTGATATGTCTAAATTCTTTCGTATAACCGATATTGTCCGCCCGATTGGTAACAAGAGGAGCGTATCAACTGATAGTGCCCCTCTTTTGGGGGTGAATATCCAACAGGTTAAGATTGGTGAAAAAGAGCATACAGTCAAGTTCACAATGATGGCGACAGATGGGCGAGCTATGGAGCAATTAAAACATGAGCTTGCAGGTGTTTTAAACGTGCTAGAACCAGTAAAAATTACCTATGGAGATGAGCCTGATAAGTATTACTTAGGTTTTCCGGTTGATGATGTCACAACTGATAATATCGCTAGATGGTTGCAACGTTCAGAAATTAAGTTCTTAATTCCAGACGGTGTAGCGCATAGCTCAGCTTATAAGAATTTCAATAACGACTCAAATGCACAAACCACAGCCGATAAAATGGTTTTTGATCTAGTAAATAATGGCACAGTTGAAGCTTTTCCCATTATCCGAGTTAAGCATAATGCCGAAAATGGATATATTGGCCTTGTTAATAACAATTCAGCCTTTGAAATTGGAAATCGGGAGGAAGCTGACACTGGTATTGTCAAAAAATCTGAGGTTTTGCTTGATTTTAGAGGCGATAAGATTTCAGATGCGTTCAACAGAGCGGTTAAAAATAGGGCTATCACAAATGATAACGGCGAGACCGTGACTGGCACATCCGAATTGATTACATTGTGGGATAAGAAGCACATCAGACTACGAGATCAAACTATTCAAGGGCGCTACGGTAACTATGCAACCGGATTGTCTTGGGACATTCCAACAGATGGAGCGGGTGAAAGTGGCTCACTCAATGATTATCTATTCTGTAAGCAAGTGTTTCAATCAGAGTCAGCAACTCAATATGGCTTTATCAAGATAACTGTATCTGATACAAATGGTCAATTTTTGTACGGTGTTGAAACATTTAAACGTTCTAAAGGCCAAGAATGTGAGTTTAATATTTTTGGTTCAGACGGTAAAGGTAAGTACAACTTTTTAAAACTGCTAAATTTCACAGGTACATCCGATAGGGCATTAAATCCTTTCAGCAAAGATAGAGGGCAATTTGAGATTAAACGAAATGACAACACAGTACAGGTTTATTACAACGGATCATACTACAACTTTGTTATCCCTGAAATCAAGGGCAAAAAATCAGCTAAAATCCATGTCACTCTAGGAGCTTATCACGATAAACCTATGGTATCGAATATGTACCTAGATGAGTTGATGTTTAGAAAAGACTTTGTACCAATGCCGGGTGACATCCCAAATCGCTACCCTATGGGTTCAAATGTTGTAATCAACAGTGAAGATGATACGGTCTATATTGATGGTATCGCTAAAGCTGGAGAGGTTGTTGATGGCTCGCAATGGCTATCTGTACCGCCTGGAGAATCTAAACTTGAAATGTATTTTTCAAGTTTTATCAAGAAAAAACCAACCGTGACAATCGAATTTGAAGAAAGGTGGCTCTAATCATGCTTTTAACTATTCATGATGCCAATTTACAAAAGGTTGCTTTTGTTGATAATAGCAAGCAAAGCACACTTAACTTTTACAACGATACCTGGACTAGAAGTTTACAAACAGGATCATCAACGTTTGAATTTACTGTATTTAAAAAGTCCATCAAGTCAGATACTCCAATCCAAAAAGTCTATTCTTATCTTAATGAACGGGCGTGGGTATCTTTCAAATATCATGGCAAGAGCTTTATTTTCAATGTTATGCAGGTTGAAGAAAATGAGCAGACAATTAAATGTTATTGCGAAAACCTCAATCTTGAGTTGATCAATGAGATAGCCAACCCTTACAAGGCTACAAAGGCTATGAGCTTTGCTGAATATTGTGAGGCCATGGATTTGTTAAACTATACTCACCTATCCATCGGCATCAATGAAATTTCAGATTACAAGCGTACTCTGGAATGGGAGGGGCAAGAAACCAAACTAGCCCGTCTATTAAGCCTAGCCAAACGCTTTGATGCTGAGATTGAATTTGATACACAGTTAAATGCTGACAGTACAATTAAGAAATTCTCTATCAATGTCTATCATGAAAACGATGAAACACATCAAGGCGTAGGACGTATCAGAAATGATATAAGTTTAAAATACGGTAAAAACATTGCTTCTATCACCCGTAGAGTGGATAAGACAGGTATTTTCAATACAGTCCGTCCAACAGGAAAAAGACGTGTTAAAAATGGAGCTGGTGAAGAGGTTGAGGAAGTGGTAACTATCCGAGGTCTTGATGATTGGAAAAAGTACAATAAAGATGGTATTTGTGAGTTTTACCAGCGCAACGAGTCTCTTTATGCACCTCTATCAATGCAGCTCTATCCCTCAACATTCTCACATGGAACAGCCGAGGATCAATGGACAAGAAAAGACTTTAGCTACGATACTGACAACCCTAAAGAGTTGAGGCGTTTAGCATACAATGAACTCAAAAAACATTGTTACCCAGCTATCACTTACGAGGTAGATGGCTATGTTGATGTTGAGATTGGTGACACGGTCAAGATACATGATGCGGGCTTTGCACCTCTTTTAACTATCCAAGCAAGGGTATCAGAGCAACGGATAAGCTTTTCAAATCCGGCAAGTAATAAGACAGTATTTTCAAACTTTAAAGCTCTTGAAAATCAATTATCAGACGGCATACAAGAGGCTTTTGAGCGCTTGTTTGAGCAGTCTAAACCTTACATCATCAAACTTTCAACTAGTAACGGTATCATTTTTAAGAATAATAGTGGTGAAAGTGTTATCACTCCTACACTTTACAAGGGTGGCAAATTGTTAACAGCTGGAGTTACATGGAGATGGTCGCTAAACGGGATTGTAACAACAGGTCAGACCTACACAGCAAGGGGGAGAGATGTTTCTGGCGTAATCACATTGACGGTTGCAGCTTACATAGACAATGAAGAAGTCGCAGTAGATGAAATCTCTCTAGTAAATGTATCTGATGGCTTAAATGGCCCTAAAGGTGATAAAGGAGACCCTGGACCACAGGGAGCAATAGGTTCTAAAGGTGATAGAGGAGAAAAAGGCGAAAAGGGAGACCGTGGCTTACAAGGACTCCAAGGCTTGCAAGGTGCTAAGGGTGACCAAGGTATTCCTGGGCCTAAAGGTTCAGATGGACGGACTCAATACACTCACATGGCCTACGCTGACACTGTAACAGGTAGTGGATTCAGTCAAACAAATGCAGATAAAGCCTATGTCGGAGTGTACGTTGACTTTAATGCGACTGACAGTAGAAACCCTGCTGATTATCGCTGGACGAAATGGAAAGGTCCAAAGGGAGAAAACGGTAATGATGGTCCTCAAGGTATTCCAGGTAAACCTGGAGCAGATGGTCGTACTCCTTATTTTCACAGAGCCTGGGCTAACTCTTCTGATGGCCGTGATGGTTTTAGTACAACAGATAGCACGAATAAGCGCTATCTAGGTACGCTAACAGACTTTACCGAGGTTGATAGTCAAGACCCTGCAAGCTATAAGTGGACGGCTCTTTTTGACAATGTTCAAGTAGGTGGCCGAAACTTATTGAGAGGTTCGAAAGGTCCTTTTATGCCAGACAGGAAGCCAGCTAATTTTGATAATAATATTCTGTATGTGGGGAATACATCCATCTACATGGAACAAGGGCAGGAATACATTATTTCTGCTAAAACGGATGGCAACTTCACTGCCCATCACGATGAGAATAAGGAGTCTGATAATGTAGTTCTTTGGATTATGGATAAGAACGTTAGAAATTATCAGATTGTATCGGACCTTAAGACAGGTACAACAGGAACGAGATTCGTTTGGAATAGACCGTCAGGCATCTATCATCTACGCGTTAATACGTATCACAAAGAAGCTGTTAAAAGCGTTTGGGACGTGAAGATTGAGCAAGGTACCATTAAAACCGACTGGTCTCCGGCTCCGGAAGATGTTCAGAGGGATATAAACTCTAAGGCTGACCAAGGGCTGACTCAGGAGCAAATCAATGCACTAAATGAAAGGGCTGGGATTATTCAAGCTGAGGTTGAGGCTAAGGCTAGTGTTGACGAAGTAGACAACTTGATAAAGGCCTATAAAGACTATGTTAAGTTAAATGGTGAGTTGAGGTTACAAGCTGAGAAAGATTTGATTGCAACAAGCCAGCGTGTTTCCAACATTGCAAAAGACTTGGGAGAATTATCTGATCGATGGAATTTCATTGATAGCTATATGAGCTCATCGAATGAGGGGCTAGTCATCGGTAAGAATGACGGCTCATCTAGTATGCTATTCAGTCCAAACGGACGGATTTCAATGTATTCGGCAGGGGTTGAGGTTATGTATATCTCTCAAGGGGTTATTCATATTGAAAATGGTATTTTTTCTAAAACAATCCAGATTGGACGATTTAGAGAAGAACAGTACCATCTTAACCCTGATATGAATGTCATCCGTTATGTTGGCTAGAAAGGAGAAAAATGGCTAAATTTAGTAATTCAAGTGGGAGCTTGTATCTTAATCTGTATGTAGACCAAGCCTCACAAAGTATCACGGCTAACACCTCAACCGTAAACTGGCGGATGACGGTCAGCCGTACTGGTGGGTATTATACCTACAACAACCAAGGGGATAGCGTGCTCTCTCTCAACTTAGATGGGCGCTCTGTCCATTCTAGCAATCCCACATGGCATACATCAGGCGAGGAGTACACGCTGGCTAGTGGGTCAAGTATAATCAGCCACAATGCAGACGGGACTAAAACTCTCCCTATTTCTTGTACGTTCAATCCGAATAATGGGTTACATGGGACTATCACAGTATCGGCAAGTCTCAGCTTGACAACTATCCCACGTTCAAGCTCTGTAAGCGTGAGCGCTGGAGTTATTGGTAGCTCAGTAACTATCAACATCAACCGCAGTAACTCGAATTTTAAGCATACGGTGCGTTATGCTTGGGCTGGAAAGTCAGGAGTGATTGCGACAAATGTGGACACATCCACAATCTGGATCATCCCTCCTGACTTTGCAAACGATATTCCCAACTCATCTAGTGGGTCAGGGATTATCTATGTAGATACATACTCAGGCTCTACTAAGACAGGAACGCAGTCAACAACCTTGACGGCTAACGTACCAAGTAACGTAAAACCCACATTTACAGGAGTTTCCCTGTCGGACCTAAATGGTGCTGCTCAGAACCTCATCCCTAAGTCTGATACGTTTATCCAGGTTATTTCTAACATCAAGGTAGCTTTTAATGGCGCAATCGGCTCTTATGGCTCATCTATTACTGGATACTATGCTGAAATCGTCGGCAAGAACCAATCCACGAGCTCAAACGGTGGGAGCCTGGGCATTATGAACTACCACGGCACCATCAAAATCAGAGCTAGTGTATCTGACAGCCGTGGTAGATGGTCTGATACTAGAGAGGTATCTGTAACCGTACTTGAGTATTTTGCTCCTGCTCTTAGCTTTAGCATAGCCAGAACGGGCTCAACCTCTAGCACCTTGACCGCTACGAGAAATGCCAAAATCGCCCCTCTGACGGTCTCAGGCAGCCAAAAGAACACTATGACCTTGACTTTCAAAGTTGCTCGGCTTGGGACTACTAATTTTCAAGTAGACACAGGGCCAGCCACTGGATCCTGGACAAGTATCTCAAACCTAGTCAACTCT